GCTCACTTTACTGGTGGTTTTGGATTATCAGTATCTGATGGTGACTTTAAGATTGATTCCGCAGAATTATCATCTTATTTTAGAACACCCATAAGAAGTTATTTTTCAGCTAGTAATGGATTAACAATAACGGATGGAGATATTAGAGCTCCTCAACCATTAGATTCAGCAGCTAAACCAACCTTTACTGATATAATATTATCTGGTAAATTAAAAGGTCCAGCTGAATTAGTACTCGATCCTGCTCCTTTTGATTCAAGTGGAGGTACAGTTAGAATAAGAGGTGATCTACAAGTTGATGGAGAAACATCAACTGTTAACACAGCTTCATTAAATGTTGGAAGTTTATTAGTTATTGTTGCTGATTCAGCTGCTGATTCATCAGAAGCAGATGGTGGTGGATTAAGAGTTAATGGAGCTATAGCTGATATAACTTATCAAGCATCAGGTGACAGATGGGTATTTAATAAAGCACCATATTTTTATTCAAATAGAGTATTAACAGATAATGATGCAGGAGCTGGTATATCTCTTGCCAATTCTCTTGTTTCTGTAGATTCAGCTGGATTATTAACATACTTTAATCCTATATTAGTACATGATGATTTATCTGGATTCGTTGCAAATGAACATATAGATCACAGTAGTGTTTCTGTAACAACAGGAGCTGGTATCAAAGGTGGTGGAGATATTACATCCACTAGAACTATTAGCATTGACTCTGCTGAATTGTTAACATACTATAATCCAATATTAGTCCATGATAATTTATCTGGATTTGATGCTAATGAGCATGTTGATCATACAAGTGTTTCAATAGCTACAGGAGCTGGATTAAAAGGTGGAGGAACTATTGCTTCTACCAGAACTTTATCAATTGATTCAGCAAGTTTATTAACATATTATAATGGAGTGATTGTTCACGATAATCTTTCTGGTTTTGTGGCTAATGAACATATAGATCATAGTGGTGTTACTTTAACTGCTGGAGCTGGTTTAGCTGGTGGTGGTGATATAACAACTAATAGATCATTTAATATAGACTCAGCTCAATTACTTACTTACTATAATCCAATATTGGTTCACGATAATTTAACAGGATTTGTTGCTAATGAACATGTAGATCACTCTGGAGTAACATTAACAGCTGGTTTTGGTTTAACTGGTGGAGGAGATATTACTGCCAATAGAACATTTACCATAGATTCATCACAATTAACTTCATATTTTGGTGCAACTATTATGACTGATTTACAAACAAGAGATGGTGCAGGATCAGGATTAGATGCTGATAAGTTAGATGGTCAACAAGGTACACATTATAGAATTGATGTTTTTGACGCTTCAGGTAGTTTATTAAACTAATATAAATATTGTAAAATAGGAAAATAAAATGGCAAGTCCAAATTCAAGATCAACACTTATAGACTACTGTAAACGTAGATTAGGGGATCCTGTAATTGAAATAAACGTCAACGAAGATCAGTTAGAAGATCGAGTAGATGAGGCTTTACAATATTACAAGGAATTTCATTCTGATGCTACTTACAGAGGATATTTGTCTCATCAAGTAACAGCTAGTGATGTAAGTAATAAGTATATTACTATTTCATCTGATATTCATCAAGTTTCTAAATTATTCATGTTAAGATCTGGTTCACAAACAAGAAATATGTTTAGTATAAAATATCAAATGTTTTTACATGATGTTACTAATCTATATTCCTTTATAGGAGATTTAGCATATTTTGAACAAATACAACAATATCTATCATTAATGGATATGAAATTAACTGGAACTCCTCAAGTAGATTTTGCAAGGCATCAAAATAGATTGTATATTCATGGAGATTTTACTGATGGTGATATAAAAGCAGATGATTATATTGTAGCAGAAGTTTATAATATTATCAACCCTACTTCTCATACATCTGTTTTTGATGATATGTGGTTAAAAGAATACACAACTGCTTTAATAAAGCAACAATGGGGATCTAATTTAATTAAATTTGAAGGAATGCAATTACCTGGTGGAGTTACTCTGAACGGAAGACAAATATTTGATGATGCTACTCAAGAAATAGAAAGATTGAGAGAGCGAATAAAACTTGAGCATGAACTTCCTGTTGACTTTTTTTTAGGATAAGTATATGGCAACTAATGTACATTTCAGCCAAAAAGTAAGAGCAGAACAAGATCTATATGAAGATATAGTTATTGAATCTCTTAAAATGTTTGGACAAGATGTTTACTATCTTCCAAGAGATTTAGTAAATGAAGATAGAATATTTGGAGATGATGTACCTTCAAGATTCAATTCATCTTATAAAATAGAAATGTATATACAAAATATAGAAGGTTTTGAAGGTGAAGGTGATTTATTTACTAGATTTGGTGTGCAGATTAGAGACGAAGCTACTTTCGTCGTTGCTAGAAAAAGATGGACAAATACTGTAGCATTATATGATAATGAAATTAGTAGTATTAGACCAAGAGAAGGAGATTTAATTTATCTTCCATTATCAAATTCTATGTTTGAAATTATGCATGTGGAACATGAGCAACCTTTTTATCAACTAAGTAATTTACCAGTTTATCAACTCAGAACTCAATTATTTGAATACAATGATGAAGATTTTGATACAAATGTAGAAGCTATTGATGATATACAACATGATTTTGCCTATGAATATTCATTAACTATAAACACATCTACAGTACAATATACTTTTGATAAAAATGAACAAGTCTCTCAAACATTTTCAGATGGTGTAAAAATGTTTGGTGAAGTTTCAGATTGGAATCCAACCACAGGAATATTAAAATTAACTAATGTTGGAGCTGATGATGGAAAGTATCATACATTCATATCTGGTTCTACTATATCAGGATCTGTAAGTAGAACTGTTGGTGGGGCAGTAGCTTCAGGTTCTGTTACAGCGGTAAGTGAAGATAATCAAATATCATCAAATGAACAAAATGCAGATTTTGATTCTATTGAATCTACATTCTTAGATTTTAGTGAAACTAATCCATTTGGAGATCCTCAGTAATGTTTGGAACTCATTTTTATCATCAAAGATTAAGAAAAAGTGTTGCTATATTTGGAACATTATTTAATAATCTATATGTTTTAAGAAAAGATAGTAATAATAGAGTTATTTCTCAAGTTAAAGTACCTTTATCTTATGCACCACAAAGAAGTTTTTTAGAAAGAATTAGAAATAATCCTGATTTAGATAATGATACAAAAGTATCAGTAAAACTACCTAGACTGTCTTTCGAGATTACTTCTATAGCATATGACCAAGGAAGACAACTACAAAAAACAAATCAATTTCAACAACTTGGATCATCACTATCTTTAAGAAATAGATTTTATTCATTTGTTCCATATAATATTGGATTTCAACTAAGTGTTTATGCCAAAAATCAAGATGATGCATTACAAGTTGTGGAACAAGTATTACCATTTTTTAATCCTCAATATACATTAACTATGAAACCATTTGCTGATTTTCCAGATATTTTGGAAGATGTACCAATAGCATTAGTTGGAGTAGACTTTAATGATGATTATGAAGGAGAGTTAGCACAAAGAAGAACAATAGTATATTCTTTACAATTTGATATGAGGGTTAATTTTTATGGACCAATTAAAGAGCAAGGGGTGGTTAGAACCTCTATAAATAACTTATATGAATCTACAGCTGGATTAAATGATTCAGATGGATTATTGGAAAGAATTACAGTAACTCCAAATCCAACTACTACATTTGGATCAGTTGATAGTGATTTTGGATTTACGACACTAATCGAAGCTGCAACAACACCTTATGTATTTTCTGATTATGTTGAAGATAACTATGTAACACCTTAGGAGTAAGATGAAATGGCAATAGTACTAAGAAACACGAAAGGATCAGCATTAACTCATAATGAGTTAGATGGAAACTTTACTGATCTTAATTCTCGTATTCTAGATTCTGCAGCTGTAACAACAATAGCTAGAACAGCTTCACTAGATTCAGCTGAAGCATTTCAATTGTTATTAGATTCATCAGAAATAATAAATTTAATTGATAGTTCTTATATAAACAGATATGCAATAGATTCTGCAGTATCTTTAGGTTTAGTTGAAACAGCAGGATATACAAAAGTAGATTCTGCTAATGTATTAACTTTAATTGATGCTAACTCTGTAGATGAAGCTGCTACAATAGCTTTAATTTCAACTCATGGATATGATTCTGCTAATACATTATCTTTGGTAGATAGTGACTATGTTCAATTAAGACAATCTGGTGGTGGTGGTTTAGATTCAGCCTTAACATCACAATTAATTGATAGTAGT